AATAAATGTTTTAAATAAAGAAGCCCCCCTCCCCGTGGGGAATGGGGAGGGGGGCGCACAAATATAAGCAATACTAATATTATTACAAAATATAATAGCCTATATCATAGATAATAAAATCTTGAAATTTTACATATCTCAAATAATTACAAGATGCTAGATCCTTTTTACAAACAGTGATCCTATAGCCTTAACCAAATCATAGAAACCGGCAGAACTGAGACCTACAGCCACTCCATATAATAAAGCTTCCCACCATTCACTCCCTATAAGCAATGGAGACACCTTTAGAAACCACGCTAATATACAAACCAGCATACCTATGACTACGGCGGATAGGACTTTAGCCCACTTATGGGTGTCAATATACGGCACAACCTTGGCTAACTGCGTAGCTGACATCGTGACGAAAGCCATGATGCCGGTGAAGGTAGTTAAATCAATAGTGATAGCCCCTTCTGATGGGATTACCTCTTGCGCCATCAAAGCGAATGGCGTCAATAACATAGCAAATAAAAATAACAATCTTTTCATATCTAAAACGTTTAATTACTTCGCAAATATAGCATTAATTCTGGGTTCTGCTCATACCCTTTATATTCAGCATCAACCCCGGTATCATATTAAGCACCAACTGCCTTTTCGCCTGCTCCCTACGCATACGCTCAGCTTCCGCTATCTGCGCCTCTGATTGGGGATCGTTCTTGATGTTATTAGCGATATCCTCTATAGCTTTCCTGTTGGCGCCTGATTGAGCTAGCATCTTATATAACAGGTCTTGACCTTCCTTCTCCCACCAGCTATCCATGGAAGAGCGGGAAGCCAAAGAAGGATCGGCAGGGGCTACCGTCTCAGGTACGGGCTGCTGACCTCCGTCCCCCGTGCCCGAATCCCGCTGTCCGAACTCGTATCTCATTGGCTCGTTCTCCGGGACACCATACCTATTAGCGAACATATCAGCGAACTCAAATCTCTTCTCATTTCTTAAGGTCGATCCAAGGGGTCTTCCGTATCCTTGATTCCATGCTACGGTAGCGTCCTTATAATTCGTGGCGTTATCGAAATCGGATTTAGAATACATATAGTAATTATATACATTACCTTGAGCGTCCTTGTCAAAAAACTTTCCTTGATTGATGTAATTCCAACCTAACCCCGGGACCTTGCCTTGATACTCATCCACGAGATAATCCAACTGCTGTGTCAATGTCGGTTTCTTCCCATACCTGCGCTGTAGCTCCTTCTTCCTCGGTCCAAGCCATTGTTGGATGCCAAAATCACCGGCGGCTCCTAGGGCTTCGGTGTCCCCTCCGGACTCGGCGGCGATGTTCGACAGGATACCGATAGCTTGCGTTTGTGGTATTCCCTTCTTGTCGGTCAGATAATCCCATATCTCGTCATATACAGCCATCTTACTATCCTCTGATCTACGAGGATCAATTACATACTTGCCAGAACCATAAGCCCTCCCTGTATTTACCGAACCTCCTCTATCCTTTTTATCAATACTACCATCTATCTTAAATACATCCCCATTCAAAAGAAACTGGACAGCGGGATTGAAATCATATACATCCCTATATCTGTATCCGCCCATATCCTTGTCACGATATATCGTATAATCACCAAGTACACTATGAGGACCCGTCTCGTTCTTATCAAGTCTACGATCCCTATAATTATACTCATTCACGACACCATACCCCTTATCATAAAGAGACCTCAACCCTTTTATATTCATCTCGTCCGCTGATATGGCACCCTCTCTTACCCTTTTCAGATCCTTATATTCCCTCTGAATCCTCTCATACTCCTCTGGATCGGCATCACTTAAAGCTTTTATAAGTCCTTCATTGTATTCCTTAGTTTCCTTATCAAACAGACTCCTATTCACATCAATCCTATTCCTTACGATAGACGAATCAGGTATCATCCTATTAGATAATTCCTTTCGTATACTATACGTACCATCACCATTATCTATCAATACAGACTCATCGTAAGGGAGTTTATTGTATTTAGCCCAAGCCTCATCACTAGTTCTTGTGCCTAAATCATCATTATCACTATCGCCATATAACTTGTTATTAAAATCACCAGATATATATTTCCCGAACATCTTCATAAAATGAACAGGATACTCATACCATTCCGGATTCTTCCCCATAGGATCTATTGATGAATACGCAGCTTTATTTATGCGAGTAGGGCCATCAGTATACCTTGAATTAGCGATATCATATATTATTGACAAAACCGGGTGAGCAGAAGCTACGTAATTATCCAATACCCTGCTCCCGAATCTAGGTCTATCAAGAACAGACTCTCTTGTTTCTCCTCCATCTTGCTTCCTCTCAATTTTTTCTCCCCATAGCCCATATTTCTTCCTAGGCCATATGCCGTCTATGGCATCCACATAACCAACGGGATGCTCCCCTTCCAGACGCCGGTCCCGTCGCTCGTCCGCTGGGTACAGGGCGTTGGCCAACGGCTGCGTGATATGACCCAACCCCTTATCCTTGGAACTCGACATAGCATCCACCACAGTCCGATATACAGGTCTTAATTTCTCAGGTAAATATAGCCCCGCCTCATCAACCAACTCACCTATCTTCTTATTTATACCCCTGATACTGAAATTATAATTACCCATGCCATTATTCAACGGGGACAACGCACCTCTTATCCCATTCATGCCTTTAACTGCGGCTCCTCCGCTAAGGATATCAAACTCCGGGGACACGTTTCTCAAAGGACTATCATCCATACCCCTGAAATACATAGGACGCTCGCCTCTTACGACACGATCAAGATCCTCCTTATATAAATCCTTTATCCACGATGGGATTTCCTCCGGTTTATTCTTCTTAGACATATACTACATTTTTCACAAAGATAACTATAATCTCATAAGCCTAAAAACACGAAACGGGCACATAATAAATCATGTACCCGTTTATACGCTAATGCATGTGATAAGCAGCCAAGGCTCCTTTAGCTTTCTCCTTAGACTTGTACTTAGCCGGCCATAATTTACCGGTCTTGTTACTGACCACTCGCCAATCACTCCCTACTTTCTTGATACATCCTGATTTCGGGCATTTGCCCTTCTTTTTACTGCTAGTTTTCCCTGCTGCCATAACATCAAATATTTAAAGGTATATAATCACCTCAATAAACTTTCTCATCGCTGCTAAACCAACGTACTATCATCTTGAACCGGCTCTCAATGTCATTCACGAACCTAGCCAAGAACCAATCGCCACGAAGACGATCACGCCACCTCCGATGATAATCGACAGCCCTAGGATCGATCTTCCGGTCAATGTCATTCACATCCTTGATCCATACCGGGAGGTTATTAGTATCGTCTTTGACCTCGTTAAAATAGTCATTTATATTTATCTTCTGATCAACCTCCGTCACCAGTATCTCACGGCTATCGTCATTGGTTACAGGATACCTTAACCGCTGGCTCATATCGTTCTTGTCAGCGATAACCATCCGAAGCTCACCACTGTTGTTGGTATCGTTATAAAACCATGCTTTATTGAATCCGGTAGTCCTAAGAATTTGGTAATTAACCTCATCCTGATACCTTCTGGCATCCATCCTATATTGGTAGTTCGTGAGGATCTTATTCACATACTGCTCACGTACTGGCACCTCTATAACGAACGGATATAGCTTACCGTAAAATACTTGATACGATTGGTTGGTCAATCCATGAGACCATAACCCTATCTCCTGACTTTCACTTGAGTAGTTCTTTCCAGACTGGAAATAATGCTGGTGCTCGATATAATAGTCAGGGGTGTAGGACAAATATGATTTCCACTCACCCTTCAGGCAGTTATATCCAACGGTGAACGAGACGTCCGTGAAATGGCTGGCGTCCTGTAGCTCCACCGCCTGCCCGTTCCTGTAGAACCGGCCGCCACGGAATTGGTACTCGCTTGGATTCCCTACCGGTATATAATCCTTCTTGGTTATCAATACCCTCTTGAACCTATTATCCCAGCCCATGGATAGCCCTATACCAAAGAACTTGTTATCGATATCATAATAAGACAACTCAGCGTCCGTATCAGCGTTATATATCCGGCTACGGATGATCTTCATCTGAAGATGCTCCTTAAACCAGTTTCTAAGCCCCGGTGTGACCTCCGTAAGATTCCTGCCGTTAGAATCTACCTTAAACACCTGACCACGCCTTAAATCGACCCAGAAATGCCCGAACTCACAACTGATCATATCCCGGCTCTGGGTCCCGGAATATCCTAACGTCGTGTTATTATACTCAATTCCACGAGACGCGAAAAGCCCACCTGTCCCTAGCTCACTATTCTCCGGGGATATTCTCTCCGCCAACACGTCTATAGCATTATATAGTCCTACCTGATTCTCGAAGCGAGCTAGTATCTGATCCGACTCTATTCCTTTCATGCTTATAAGCTTCCCGAAAGAGGTCTTGAACTCATGGTAATCCATAGGCTTGTACGACAGCCAAGGATCGGTCATGCCGTTCTCCGACACGTCGGCGGTGCTCCATATGACGCCGTTGGGTCTTTGGTAAGCGCAGTCCCAAAAATTGCTATCATATGTCTCCGGCAACGACCTACCTCCTAACGTAAATCGATTCTTATACACAGGACTCATTTTAAACACGTTATCCCTTGATATAGGGACATTGCGCTCCTGAGTCCATGATATATAATCCCCTACCTCCGGATAGAATCCCTCGTAAGGCTCAGGCCCGGCTATACGGAAATTGCAATTGATCTCAGACTCCACAAGAAACTGAGGTATGCCATAGAAGTATAGGAAGAAACGACCGCTAAGATACATATCTCCGGTCTTGCAAACCATCTCATAAGCGCTCTTCCGGCTAGGGAAAGAGTATAGCGATCCGGTATCCGTATCGGTCTTATTAAGATAATCCTCCCCGGTGTCGTAATTAACGAAATAACGGGGATACCCGATGTTCCGATAATCATAATAAGGGAATGGTATCATGTCCCCCTGACCGAACTGAGTCAAGTAAAACATAGGCATCTTCCTCTTAAGTGAGAATCTTGATATAAATACATCACCTCCAAAAACAGGTTTACGCTTATCCTCATCCATCAACCCGCAACCACCTAACGATACCCACCTGATATCCTCTATCTGCCCGTATTGAGCCGGAGAATATTTCTTTATCCTCATATAGGGGCAGGATACGAAAGATTCACGTGTCATAAAATGAGGCGTCATACCAGCCACCTCATCGTTACGAATATTACACTCATCCTGAATACGGCTGGTATCGTAACTTGAAACCAACTCCGGATATTCAAGCATATACTTATCCATACCAAATGACATGAACAATGAATGCTCACGATCGAGGTTGTTTATGATAATAGGCTTACCGTCTACGGTCTCCCCTTGCGAAGAGATATCTGTTACCGGATATAACCCGCTCTTGATATATTTAGCCGTTGACAATCCACGTAACTCTGACTCCCCTATTTTTTGGTAAAATAAATTATAATGAGCGACAGAAGTATAGTAATAAGCATAGTTCCGTCTAGGTCCCCTATCTATCAATGCCGTTAACCACTGATATCTGTACTTGCCTATATCCACCACGGACTGGGCTGTGGCCTTGGCGATACCTGTAGCCAGACGGATAGCCGTCAGCGCTATGCCGACAGGGTTGGCTAAAAAGAACACGCCTCCACCGACATATTGCTGTGAAGCCGACTGATATGTATACTCAGCTATAGCGGATATTAAATTAGCCATAGCCTCCACCGTAGCCAATGATGTTGCCATACTGTAAGCCTTACTCCCTAATATCGTCCATTTAGGGTGATCCTCCACCTCCCTGAATATACCGGAGGATTTACCTAATTGATAACCATCAACAAGGCACTCGGTGGGAGCGTCAGGCTTGTTAAAGGCAATATCAGGACTTAAGAATGAATACCAGATATTACCCTTCCTGTTAAACGGATGCGTTATAAATTTCTCACGATTAATATCCTTATAGATATACATATCATCAGACAAATCGTTGTAAGGGTAATTAGGATAAAGGTTAGCCGATCCGTCGGGATCATCGTACTTAAACATATCATAAGCCAGACCGGTCCCGATAACGCTCTTATCCAACGTCCTATCGCCCCTATACAACTCATATCCTATTATAGAATCTCTTCTAGCCTTATCTATAAGACCGTTCTCTACCGCTATATCCAGAAACTCATTAACGATATCGTCATCAAGCATCACCCCCATAGGATAAATATAGGAGTCAACTCCATATTGACCGGTCAGTTGAGACGGATTACCCATAAAAGGAGCGACAGAGTTATCCGGAAACTTGTAATGACGTATAGGTCTCTGACAAAACGTGGTTGACGTATTGGGGTACTCAGCGTTATCCCCATTACCGGTGAAATAAGACTTACCCCCAACTGATTTAGGAGACCCATAGTATTTCGTCAAAGAATCTATTATGTCCTTCCTCTTTGATCCTCCCGATGATATCCCGATCTTGCTTGAATCATACAACTCAAAATTAGCCGGATACTTATTGGCAGACTCCCAATATCCGAAATCACCGTACTGATATGGTCTGGGAGCGCAATCAGCGGGTTTATCTCCACATGAGATACATTTCGCCTCATAGGTAACAAATCTTCTTAATTTCAATTCTTTCGTGAAGAAGAATACGTATTTCACCTCCAGTGGCCGAATGCCAAAACAGAACGGGGCGGGGAAGATGGCGGTGCCGGCCGTATAGAATCCGGCAAGCTCCTTCATGTCCTGCCTCATGGCGAAACCGGTGAAGAACACGCATACCGCAGGCTCGATGCAAACATATATCTTATGGAAAGTAGTCTTGTCATCATTCCAGAACAAGTACTTTGGCATCATAAATATCTTATGATCCACGTAATTCACTATAACACCTTTCTTGGCATCATTAGCCAAAGGATTAGGAGCCACGGTACCTTCCTTGTCCGAGAAAAACGTTATACGAACCTTATTGTATGATGATGAGTCGCCGATCGGATAATTATAGTTACCCATCATCTCTATATACATAATACCGTTATCAGGATCGGATAAACCACTTATGTATTTCTCGTAATCCAACTCCACCCATCTGGCGTATGAGGATACATGTGGATAGAACTTGAAATAAGTCAAGTTGCTTCTACCGAACCAATTGGTCTTGGCGTCAATATCATTCTGCACAGACACACGACTTTCCCAATCAGTAGATATGCTGGTATTGAACTTAGAATTATCACCATCGCCAAAAAGACACATGGCGTTCTCGATACCAAACTGACTCTCATATTGGGGGAAATAAGCCTCCATCGTATCCATTAACTGATCAAGCATCGTCTCCGTATGCTTCTTTCCTTCCCATCCGGGATATTGATACAAATATGTGCACTTACCCAATGACCTACCCCCTTGGAATGTAGGAAGTTGAACATCGTTAATAGTAGGATTCACGTGAGGATCACCTACCGAACACCCATTAGTACATATACCCTCATCATATAACTGCCGGACATTAGACATATCCTGACACAAGACCAAGGCGGAGGAGTCTATATCAGACGGGAATTTATCCTCATCCTGACCATCCAGCCATTCCTGAACCAGATCTATGATATTCTTACCTCCACTGGAGTAATTATCGAAATCACACAATACAGAGAATTTCCTTTGTGACTCGGCGTTACTTTGTATTAATGTCGTAGGTTCGGTCTCCACGTAATCACTAGCCAGCTTATACGTAAAATCAATCCTAGAATCCACCAAAGAGTTTTTATCCAATATAGTCCTGGTCTCTATCCTCTCGATATCATCACATCCACTAGGGAAATCGGGAGCCTTTATACCGTCTTGATCCTCCGGCAATGATATAGCAGCGCATAACTCGTCAGTAATACCTACATTAGATTCTATGATATCACACAGGTTCTCTATATTATCAGCGATATAATCAATAGCATCATCTACCGTAACATCTTCCCCCATCGTATTGATAACGAATTGAGTCTCTCCTACCGTGGCATATTCCTGCTCTACATATCTGAGCTGCTTGACATCTAACTGATTCTTACATTCTCCTCCAAAATCATCAAATCCCCAAGATGGGTCGTTTATGATCTTTGCCGTATTCTTAAACTGCCAAAGATGACGGCGGCTGTTCCCCGCGCACTGCGGGTTGTTCTCCAGCACCGACGCAGCCGACAGGTCGTCAGAGTTACCGTCCTCATCAACGATAACCTCCATCTCCTCCCTTGTGGCCGGACGAGGGATAAGCGGGAATCTAGCTGTCCTGTATCCTGTATTGGTAAAGAACCTTATACCCAACGGATATACCTCGTCACGCATGAAAGAGGCGTATTTAGAGCAAGCCACACCGTCTTTATACAGATTCTCCGTGGCTATCGATGTCTGCCATTTAACGAAATGACCCAAGAAATTAACGACCGGTTGAAGATTCCATTCATTCTCCACGGTCAATCCGTATTGAAGAAGACGATTCCCGACAGACGTCATGCCTCTGGCTGTCTTATATACCGGTATTTCCTTGGATAACTTCTCCATGGTCGTACGCTCGCTATATTGATCCGTAAGATAATAGATAGTCCTTTCCGTTATCGGATGTATACCTTCTATGAAATACTCAAGAACCGGGCTTTGCTCACCATTAAACCCAACCGTGTTCTGTATAACACCTATCTTATAATGAGATACCTGCTTATCTATATTGGACACGGTAAGGCGGATACCCATGTTGGTTGACTTACCCCATAAACCATCGCGGATAACCATATCTTGACGATCGAATAACATGATTGGGTTGGTCAATGAGCAATATCCAGTCTTCTCAATCCCGAACTCATCGCACAACGCCACGCAGAACTGGTAGGTCCCGGCACGCAAGCTTCCCCCGAACTCCACGACCTCAGGCTCCACGCACGGGGCCGTCAGCAACGGGAACACCAGCAGCTTCTCGCAGGCCAGCCTACACCTCTCTATTGGCTTGTCATCCCCACATGTCTTATACCCATGGTAATGATACCAAAAGTCACCATCATCATCCGGGTTAAGGGCCTTATCGACCATAACATATCGCTGGGGATTATATCCATCGGTCCAGTATATCACCTTCCCGCATTTCTCGTCCTTGATCTCTATATCGAAGATCGGATGATGAATGGAGAAATTAAGACAAGGGTCATCAACCCAGTCCTCTATCAGGATCTCCATCAAATCACATATCTCATCAAAACGACCATCCGACTCCTCAAGCCTCTCGCCAAGGATACGATGGATGTCCTTTCCCGATCCAGCCAATTGATCCTCCACGGTCTTGATATAATCCAATGACCGCATGAACGTGATCTTAGACGTATTATCATCCGGATTAGATAGAAAGAAATAAGTGTTATCACCAGCTATATCATTCTTATACCCAATAACCTTATAGCCATCGAATCGCTTACATAAAAGGGTACTAGGCTCGTTCTGGATCTTAAGCTGGCTTCCATCGTCACCCTCTATGGTGGCGTTCAAGGCGAAACTATATTCAGATGGGGATAGATCCTGTGGATGCTTATCCCTATTCATCCCGGAGTCGGGAACCGCTATGTTAGAGTTATTTTGCACGACATTATCTTTTTCGCAAATATAATAAATCCACCAGATAATCACTTATGTGGCGGATTCTAATAAACAGTACGTATTATGCAAAACATTCAAATCACGCGAATATAAAAAATCCTCCTAACTTTCACAAGTCAGGAGGAAGACTAAACACTTAAAACGTCTCGTGGTAAAGCACAAAAACATAATAATTACGAATTTCCACCCATGTAGTTCGATTGCTTATCGGCATCCTCTACAGATATGTAAAAGAAACCGTTAGTCACGTATCTCTCATTGACATCCACAAAATCAGTAGATCCTTTGTCCACTCCTTTCTTCGATCCCTCATCACACACAGCTACCAGACTATTAAAGTCATTGGAATAACCTACGATCACACCGTGTATATCCCGATTTCGAGGATCGAATACGTACCTCATCTTATACCTATCGTAAGCTAACTCTAAAGAGCTTTTGCTTAGCCTCTCATCTAATCCGGCACCCGCTACCAAAGCCAAAACGCTCTTTGATATGTCACTCATGGTGGTATCCTTGGCCGGAGCCTTAGGCATAGAAACGCCTTCCATGACAAAATCCAACGCCTTATCTAAAAGCTCGTCGAAATCATCATCTCTTATATAATCCTTAAGCACCTCCAGTATATATAACCGGACATGGAGTTCGTTATTTACATCATTCAATGTGACCATAATACTAGTTTTCGGCAAAGCTAGATTATTCCTGCACAATAAAAAATCAAATATGTCATAAGTAAAGGACTAAAAAATAAAAAACTCCCCCATCCTCACGGACGAGAGAGCTGATAAATATTTGTATTATGAAAAAGAACAATCACTCACCTATTCTTACAATACAGTCACGAGATTCCTTGTTATAGATCATCGTGCCTACCTTAGAATACAAGGTCTTTATATTTTGCCAATTATCCTCACCATGAGCGGATACGTTAGTGGGAGCGTCACCGGTATAAACCTCCTCGCCTCCGATATTGACAAAATCATATCCACGTTTCTCCATCGTACCTCCCTTATATGCCGTGAACCTGATAGTGACATTACCTTTCTCACGACCACCATACCAGTTACCGTATATACTGCACCTGATCTCAAGAGGTAATTTATCGTAATTATCACCATCCAACAACGGCCCCATCTGGATTAAGGCAGCCTCATTACCTGATTCCATGTTATCACCGCCATGGATAAGATAATCACCTACCCGTTCCTGCGTGGTCTGATACTGTTTACTCCAACCAACCAGCTTGCCGTCAACATCCGGGAGGCCGGTGTTATCGAAACCGGTAGCCGTGTCAAAGTCAATGCCGTCCTCGTCAGCCCAGATATACCTAAGCACTAGGTAGTCGAACTCCGGGATAATAACCACCGGGACCGACTCCTGCCTGCACACGAACGTCTTCTCCTCCTTGGTGCCTTCTTTTATAACTTTGTACGTAGCCTGACGTATCTCGCCAGTCTCATTAATATCAGCGGTAACCCTAACCTCAGCAGGACCGGTACCACTTGTCTTATCTAAATGTATCCAATCAGCCATATCATCGTATTTTGTTAAATAAGTTTAATATACTTATCAAAAGCGTTGGGCCACATACGCTCATGAGACAGCATCCTCCTCCTATTATCCTCAGCCAGCTCCCGATAATCATTCAAGGTAATCATCGACATCTTAAGCTCCTTCATAGCCCTAGCAAACTTACCCGGTTCCTGTTGGGCGTATAGCTTATAAGCGTCACCAGCGCCCTGTACCAAACCGTTCACGGCAGCGTTCTCAAAGATCTTCATCTTAATATACGTCTCGACATAATCCTCAAGGTATCCTAACGCCGTTTCAGGTATATATGGGAGACCGTCATCATCCTTGGGTGTAGCACGATATATGATATAAATAAATCCATCAAACCCTGTATACATAGTATTGCCGGATATAGTTATATCATAATTATCCCAATCGTACTTATCCCGATACTTGTCGGCGGCGCAATCACGCCTCAGTCCTCGACCTATAGACAGCCTTACGGGATGATGGTAATGAAATCGAACCTCGTGAGACCCGATATATATCCTCTCCGTGATCGTCTTCTCAAACTCCTCCTTACAGCACTCGGTGCAGGAGTTCCAACGGAAACCGCGCTCGGTGCGCTCGACCCAGCCGATCTCGTGTTGGAGGTCAGCCTTGGCCTTGTCGCCGCCCGGAATCTCACAGACAAGAGGCTCACACCTATAGGCATCAAGCATGTCGAAAAAATCAGAAGGCAATACCGCCTGTTTGTTGCTGGTCTTGACAACCGCCTCGGACATGACCGCTATAACACCCCCGAACCTTTTCAAGGCGATCTCAGCCCATCTATAAACAGACGAGGTATCTATAGCCCCGCTATCATCGTATTTATGTAAATCGGCCTTGATCTCGGCCAACAACCCTTTTATAGTCATATTCAAGTCTTTTGCACAAAGATATGTATTTGAATCCGTGATACAAAAAAAAATCCAGTCTACCCTCACGGGCTAACTGGATCACAAAAAACTTCTACAGTTTGTAAACCCATTTAACCCCAAATACCTTACTCTCCGACTCAACCTCCCGATACAAGAACTTATATCTCCTACCTGATTCCATAGCCAACCTACATTCCTTATTCAAGGCCGGAGAGATATATAGATGAAAATACTTATTCCTAGGCATAAAATCCATACACGTATGGACGTAAGAATATCCACCCGTCCCACGCCTATTAATAGTACCGGTAAGTTTATTCAGATATATCTTGCGGTTAGGATTAATCTTATGACATAGATAACCGATGTTGTTTATATAAACCCCTCCCTCATCCTCCAGATACCTATCACGTATGACTTTCCAAATCAACGACTGGCACTCAAGGATATCATTCTTATCCACGATCGTATGCTTCCTCCTTTTCCCGTTCTTAGACATAATAGATCTATAGAATCGAAGAAAGTATTGATCAAGTATTTTAAATGACTTTGTTTTCATGTCGCAAATATAATAATTTCATCCTTATTCAAGAAATATTTGATAAGTTTTGGTGTAAGTGTAATGGTGATAAGGCCGCACTTACCGCCGCGGCACAGGCTTCAGCTAACGCACTCGCGCAGGAAAAAGCCAACGCTATGGAGTGCGATTGCCCCAAAACATGGAGCGCTAGTGTAACGACGTCTAGCGGAAGCGGGAAGACGATAAATTACACCATACAATATAATAATCCATGTGGATCGGAAAAGACGTCTAGGATGACTATAGGATACAAAAAAACGAATGGTCAATGGGAGTATGAGACAAGAATAGTCCCTATTCCTTCCGGATCAGGAACTTTTTCTGATTCTACAACAACCAACTACGGGATATCATCTGGAGCTTATGCTTATTATGAGGATGGTCAAGGAAGTGGATCTTGTTGACAATAAAAAAGGAGAGGCTTATATAGTCTCTCCTTTTTGTTACGATTAGATGAATCTAAGATCTTTCCTCCTAGTATGATTCAATATCCTACTAATATGTCTGGTACTTAATCCCGTTCTTTCCTTTATCTTATCATAGATATAACCCTTGGATACGTAAGCCGACATATCTCCCAGATCTTTTATAATCTTGTCATACATATCGTACACCTCATTATATCTTATGATAGAGCTGTCTCTCATCCCTCTTTCGCCTATACCGTCAACTATGGCGTCATTGAAACCAAAGAAATTGATTATTGATCTTATTAGATTTATGTTATTGAATTTTTTGTGTTTTCTTATTAATATCCATATCCGGGTTCTCATCCGTAGGGATCTGCAATTTGGTTACAGTTTCCCTTAATGTTTCGGAAACCACATATTCAAGAAGTTTGTCTGGGCATATGAAATCATAATCCCATTGAGATGTACATGGCTTATCTTTTTCAGCTCCACACCCGGATAACTCTAAAGCCGCTTTTCTATCCAAGGTAATAAGATCAACGTTTATAGCCTCTATATTAATATCCGGTATATAGATATAACCATCATTGACATAGTAATAATATTGATCTATATTCCCGTATTTACGTTCCTTGTTGTTCGCGTATTTTCTCAATGATATAGAGGTAAATATAATATCATCCATAATATTTGATACCTTAATGATAGCAGGTCCTATACGGGTATATATCATATCGGGCAATCTTTTCTTGGATCTCATAAGTATCCTGCATAACTTAAACTCATCAAAGCAACAATCTACCTTACGAACCCTCTCCATTTCCATGCAATTGATATGAGTATACAGCGATTCCTCGCCGAACAAGGTTCCATCAGCATACTTCTGGGCTATATAAGACCTTGCTTTTTGCCTGCCTATGGACAATATCCATCTTCTACTGACATGAGCGTCCTTATTGATGGAGTTCATGTCATTCATGATCCTAGATACAAATTCTGAATTTTTCATATGCTAAATACTGAGGAGGGGATATACCCCTCCTGTTATTACTTTTTCTTCTTAACCTTACCTCCGCATTTCATTTGAGGTTTCTTTTTCTCTGAGACTTTGCCTCCTTCTGCCATCTTCTTTTTCTTAGCACATGCCATAATCTTACTTTTTTTAATGTTAGTGATACAATATTAGTCATTTCTATCGAAAATAGAATAAACAAGGTTGATGAAACTACCAACTTACCGCCGCGGCACAGGCTGACGCACAGAGACTAGCGCAGGAAAAAGCCAATGCGATGGAGTGCGATTGCGTGGAGCCAACAAAGACGTGGAGCGCCAACGCTATGCTGAGCGGTGATCCTTGTAATGGTCTGCCTAGTTCTACATCTGCATTAAGGTGCTCCTATGAAGTGTTTTACAATAATCAATGTGGATCATCTAAATCAATAACCGTAACTGTTACTGGCAGGAATGATAAAGGGCAAACTGTTACGGCTGGAAGTACTTCCGTAAGTATACCTACTGGGTCTGGTAAAAAAACCGGTGTCATAGGTTTTGATTCAGGAGTACAATGTGGGTCTATAAGTGTTTCTGGGGGAGGATCTGGGAACTGTTAAGATCCTGATATGTAATGGAAAAGGAGAGGCTAATAAGTCTCTCCTTTTTATTAAAAACCATAACAGCAGTGATTGTCAACAATTACCTGAATCATGACCAGAGATTGTTACATCTCCACATACCACTTCTCGGCTAAAATATACACTTCCACTCTTGGTCCCGGATCCTGCGGGAATTGTAAAGCTAGCGCTATTGACCTGCTCTTCTCCGTTTTGTGTATATCCTATACCACTCACAGAACCAGATATAGATCTACCACATTGATTATTATACGTAATCGTAAATCCTCTTGATGTGACAAGTTGTTCATGGCTCATGCAATCATTATTCATAGATACCGACCATGACCATGTCTTTGTTGGCTCCACGCAATCGCATCTATCCGCCTGCGCTAAGCCATTAGCGTAAGAGATACCATCGGATTGGAGGTTATTGTCGGCTATTCTGTTTGCCTCGTCCTTGGTACAAGCCTCATATTTACCAGCGATTTGCTTATAACTGATAGTCTTAGGAGTACAGTTGCTAGGACAGTTCGTAGCCTTGACATTTCCCCATCGGTCATCATTGCCAACCTTAGAAGGACATATCCTAGCATCAACTAAATTTTGTAATGCATCCTTGTACTCTTTATACTTGTTATAAGCTTGTTCACTAGCCAGATTCGATGAAGAAGCACAAAATTCACCAGCGCTAACCACCTTAATAGGGCTATCAGGAACACATACATCACCGCATTCGCCCGAACATCCCTTACATACCTCATTGGTATAGACAGTGTAGTCATGTGGATTACAGCAATGTTCACCACCATTCTGCCAATATCCTGTAGGATCGCACTCGCTAGAATAATGCTCCTCGCTATTACCATTATTACACCTACTATCATCCATATGGTATGTATTATCACATCCGCATCCACAAGATCTGGAATCATACTCAACCACCTCGTCTTGATCAGAAGCAGAGGAACAAGGATTGGTTTGACTCCTTTTCTTACGATAGGTACACCCGTCGCAATAATAACTCCAATTACCATAAGCAGGAGTATCATCATCGTCGGCACAATCACCATTCTTGTTAGCGTAAGCCTGAGCGGCGGTCTTAGTCGCCGTATCATTCTTGAAAGCGTTTTGAACCTTGCTGTCGGCATCCGCCTGAGATACGGTAGATGTCAACGCTGACAATCCTAAGGCACTATAAGGAACGGATAGGGCGACACCATGTTTACATGTACCACAATTATCCTTATAGAACGTAGCGCTTCCAGTACCGGTCCACACACAAGTGCCATGCTGGTTAGCGTAATCCTGTCCTCTCTGGTCTAGGATCTGCTCTGCCTTGCTCCTGGCATCAGCCAAAGAAACCTTGCTGGTGATAGGCGTACCGCCGTTGGCTTGCGTAGAGGTCACCGTTATTCTCTGACCAACCCCGCTTCCGGCGCAATTGTTCTTATAGAAGTCACGGCTTGCCACGTAAGTCCAAGTACATCCACCGTTCTTATTGGCGTAGTTCTGTCCATCGGCTCCACGAACAGCATTCTCGGCCTTCTTATTAGCGTCAGCCAAAGATATGTTGGAGGTATACGGATGTCCTGGCAGCCTATCGCTACTTACGGATACCATGTCTCCTACGCCGCCATCAGCGCAATTGTTCTTCTGAACCTGACCGGTATAGCTTCCTGTCCACGTACAAGTACCTTTCGAGTTAGCCACGCTCTGTCCCTGAGCCGTAACAGCCGCCAATGCCTTGGCGTTAGCGTCAGCTTGGGATACACATGACTTAAACTTACCATCAGAGCTAGGACTTGGGTCCGTAACATCATTCTGAGTTACGGTAACAGAGCTTCCAACTCCACCATCCGCACATTGACGGGTAAAGGCCTTGGATGCCGTACCAAACCAGAAACATGTATTATTACCACCAGCTATATACCGCTCTTGATTATCAGGATCAGTATAACAGGTATTGGTGTTACGTTGATGTAATTGAGAGATACAGTCCTTACATACGGTCTCGATAGTCTCCCATACCGGTTGCTCGGTCTTCGTATGGCACGTATCATCATAGTTCTTGTTGACGAACGCCTGACCCATTCTGTCGATATAGGCCTTAGCCAAAGCGTCTGCCTCTTCCTGAGAACGGGTTGAGGTGAAGAACTGACCCATAAGATCCGGGGTTACGGTGATAGGATCGGCGTACTGACAAGTAGGACACTTAGGAGTGAACTCCTTGCTATAATTACCTACATATATCTTCAACTCATCACAAGTACCACGATCGTTGGCTATAGCCTGACCTTGCGCCTTGACAGCGGCCTTGGCAAGCTCATCGGCGGCGAACTGGCTCTCGTATGAGTAGAACGGACCTCCGGTCACGTCAGCCTCGGTCACGGTAACCGAAGACGGGATAAGACCAGACGGACAATTATTCTTCTCGAACGCCTCGCTATAATGACCGGTGTACTTAGGAGCCTCATGGCAAGTACCACGCTCATCGGCGATCTTCTGACCTTGATTCATGACAGCGGCCATAGCGACTAAGTTAGCCTCATCCTGTGACACGCAAGACTGGAACGGATGACCTTCCACCATATCTTGTGTCACGGTGAACGGATTTCCTACCTGATTAGCGCCACAATTGCTCTTCGTGAACTCGAAGCTAGCCTTACCGGTATACATAGTGGCGTTAGAGCAAGTACCCTTGGTGTTAGCCAAAGCCTGTCCTTGAACCTGTACGGCGGTCATAGCCATAGCGTCAGCGGCGGTCTGGGAGTCGTTAGACTGGAATGGATGTCCTTCTACCATATCTTGGGTGATCGTCACCTTAGATCCGATCTTACACTCACCACAGTTGTTTCTCGTGAACTCCAAGGAAGCACGGCCGGTGTACGTACAAAGGGCGTGGATATTGGCAAGAGCCTGTCCTTGGGCGTCAACGGCGGCCTTGGCCTTGTTGTTGGCATCCTCCTGTGATACGGTAGACGTGAACGGATAACCGTCAACCATCCTATCATTTACCGTATAAGTACCACCAGTGCCAGTACCACAATTGTTACGGGTAAACGTACGTGTATAAGTACCGGTATATACAGGCACCTTCTCGCACTTACCTTTCACGTTAGCCACATCCTGACCTTGAGCCTCGACGGCGGCCTTAGCCTTATTGTTGGCGTCTTCCTGAGATACGGTAGACCTGAAATCCCCTGTCACCATAGTCTCATCCACGGTAACCTTGGTTCCGTACTGAGTCTTATCGCAATTGTTTCTGGTAAATTCCTTGCTATACTTACCGTAGTAGATCGTCTTCTCCTTACACTCACCTTCTAGGTTGGCTTGTTGCTGGGCGTTAGCCTCAAGATCAGCCTTAGCCTTATCATCAGCGTCCTTCTGGGAGATAATAGAGAAGTACTTACCGGCGGAAACGACATAAGTATAAGGTTGACCGATATGGAACTCATCGCAATTGTTTCTAGTGACTGTCTTCTCCATCCTTACGTTATAGTAGACGTTAGTCTGACAGTCGCCACGCTCGTTGGTGATAGCCTGACCTTGCGCCTCGACAGCGTCCTGCGCCAGCTTGTTGGCGGCATCCTGCGATACCGTAGAAGTGAACGGATATCCAGAACACATCTTCTCGTCCACAGTGAAGTCAACAGGAGTAGAACCCTCAGGGCAGTTGGTTCTCTGGAATACCTTGGAGTACGATCCGGTAAATACCGGTATCTTCTCACAGTTACCCTTGATATTCGCTATATCCTGACCTTGAGCCTCGACAGCGGCTTGGGCTAGGCTATTAGCGTCTTCCTGAGACACGATGGATCTGAAGTCCCCTGTAACCATCGTCTCATCGACAACCACATCAGTACCGTATTGGGTGGAGTCACAATTGTTACGGGTAAAGGTCTTACTAAACTTACCATAATAGATATTCTCCTTAGGCTTACACTCACCCTCCAAATTGGCTTGTTGTTGACCGTTCTTCTCAATATCCTCAAGAGCCTTCCTATCGGCGTCCTCCTGAGAGATGGAAGATACGTACTTGCCCTCAGGAATGATATAAACATATTCCTGACCGTCACTGAACTTATCGCAATTATTACGTATAAACGTCTTTCTCTGCTCCTCGTTATACCAGATATCGGTTATACACTCACCATGCTCGTTGGCGTATTTCTGACCGTTCAGGGCTATATCCTCCATAGCCTTGGCGTCTGCGTCCTCCTGCGAGATAAACGACTTGTAAGTCCTTTCCTCGACCGTATACAACACCACCGATCCATGCTGGTTGGCCAGACAGTCGTCCTTGGTGAACGGCTGAACCATCTTGATATTATAATAAACGGGCTTGGCGTCCTGAGCTATCATATACTCCTTGACAATACTACCGTCCTTTGACGTTATACGGAACTTAGCCGTACAGATCTGACCGGTATAATTAGCCTTGTATACGATATTAAGCTTATTATCGCCTACCCCATGGCTCTTGTCGTTAATGGCAAAGCAATTACCCTCGACACAATTCTTATCTATTTCCCTTGCCATATTATCCTTCAGTTATTCTCCATGAAACATCATCTCCGGCCTCTACCCTCACGATTTGGGTATCACCATCCTTATTAAGCGTCAACCTTTGCGGATCCACGTTGAAGGGTGGTTCCGGTTCCGGCTCACTACCATCACCGCAAGTGCAACATACCAGCTCGATATCATACTCGGTATTTGACTTGATATCGATGACAACCTGACCGTTCTCGCTAGTCACGTTATCGAAGTCATGATCAAGTATGATATAAGGTATATCATTAGGCTGTTGATTGATATTAACAACCTTACCGTTCAAGACAAACATCTCATGATGTTGTTCGTTATCCATATTCTTAGGCATAGCTATGACAAAGCTAGCCTCATACAAATCAGTGGCTCCGGGATCCTCAGGATCGGCATACACTATATATCTGCTATCCTCTTCCGGAACCTTCATGGATAAGCCATTCACGTTCATGGAGACTATATAAGACTTGCTCACCGAACCACCAAGAGTAAGGCAGGAAGCCTTGACCGAGGCGGAGTTGAGCTTGGCGTTGATGGTCGCCGTCCCACCCTCCATGTCGAACATGATATTGGTCGGATCCACGCTTACCCGCTCCATACCCTTCTGGGTTATAGTGGCGAGCTTCGTAACCTTGCCTTTCTCGACCGCCACGTAAGTCTCCCTAGGCAACCTACCCATCCATCCCGGTTCTACCTTGATCGCCACCTTGTCGGGGCCGGTACCGGAAATCTTGTCGTAGGACACCCATGAGGAGCCTTGCTCGATCTTAGCAAGAATATCTTTTAAATTATTCATATCATTCCGCTTGAGTTATAGTCCATTTATCACTCTTACCTACGATAATCTCCAGAATCTGCTCGCCACCCTCAGGAGGATACTCGAAGTTAGTAGGCTTAATCTCAAACACGCTGGCGCCTCCACAACCAAGATCACAGATCATATCCGGCAACCATCCCTCCTCGAAAAACCGTTCTATAAGCTCCCTGACAGCCTCTGAAAAAGAATCAAGTTCTAACCTGTCTACGGGGAGAGATCCCTTCTTGAGGGTCTCACCACATACCCAGCCGTCGCACTCGGAAGCCAAGACCGTATCGTACACTCTTTTAGCCATAACATGAGATATTTAAAATATTACTATTCAATGTAGTATATACGATATTAACATCAGTGAACTCATCACCCATGCAATATTTCTTTTTAAACTTAACGGACCTGCCAGAAACGACATACCCGTCATTGGGGACAATAGTGCCACAATAGGTAACGCTGAGCACGACTAACGGCTCGTATCTTAATCTGACAGCTTGAACGCCCTTGAACGAGTCACGCTGGATGGACGCCGTGGCGCCAGATACGGCGACCAGCTTCCTTACCAGAGACTCGATTACGTTATTCATGCCATCACCGTTCCTGATATCTGCCTCAGGAAACGACTGACCGTCATATATGATCTGGGAGCTGTAGATACTACATTCGTTCCCCGGTCTATATTCCGGCTTACATGGATTACAATTATTTCTCATATCAAATCAATTTATTGATCATTCTTCTTAATTCAAGTATCTCGGCATCCCTATCCCGTATGGCTTTTATCATAGCGTTAAGGGTATCGGACATATCGCAATTAGGGGATAATCCCAATGATTCCACACGTACCTTATCACCGGGGTAAATACAATCGGTACTCATGTACGTAGAGCACGGTACTTTCGTATCGTCTACAGTAGGCCTGTATTGTTTTTTGTTGCAACCATTCATTACCACGTCTCCTCTTCCGTATCGTTATCCCCGCCGCTACCACCGGCGTTGACAAGCTCGTTTATAATCCTCTTCAAATCCAGAACCTCACGATGGTATAAATCTATCTGCTTATCCCTAGACGCTATAATACGCCTCAATGAGTCTATAACGACAGAGATATCAGTACCTTTCTCTATACCATCCACCACCAACTCATCGCCTGAGTACAAGACGCATTTATCATACAAGGTTATAGGACATCCATAACCAACACAAGGTTCGTCCTGACAATCCCGATCGCAAGGATCACAAGGATCGTTAGGGCATTTATTAAGAAACCTATCTATCTTAACGCCATGACAACACTCTTCGGGACGTTCCCGTGAATGATCATGACAACAACCACCTGTATTACACATATTAATAATATTAATGTTTTTAGCAAAGATACTTATTTGGTTTGATTATAAGACAACAAGACGTATGAAACAATAAGAGGTAGAGACCATAAGCCTCTACCTCCAAAACACTAATCTAACATTATGGAAAACACAAACGCATTATCACCAATAACACTGATCTTCTTGATCGATATTCTCAATCCATTTCTCGCATTCAAGATTAAGGTCAGCGTACTCCTGTCCCTCTACCATCAAGACCTCACGAGCCTTGGCGTTGGCATCCTCAACCGATATCCATGACCTGAACCTGTTGGCTTTGATAGAGTAATATACTTTACCGGACTTATATCCGAATGGACATATCTTCTCGAACCAATCACCGATCATAGTATTATAGAATACAGGTGAGCAATTACCCTCGGCATTAGCCTTCTCCTGACCTTCTTTCATGAACTTCCTATAGGCTAACGTATCGGCGTCTATCTGGGAGATATCGGATATGACAGCTCCGGCTGGTAATTCATATACAATACCTTCCTTGCCCGATGTGCCAGCCTCACAATCGTTCTTGTAAAACAAGCCACGAAAAGGCTGTGAGGCCCAGTCCTCGCAGCAAACCCCGACGGAGTTGGCCTCTCCCTGCCCGATCCGTCCAAGCTCCACCCTAGCCTTATCATTGGCATCTTTCTTGGATACGTAAGAGACAAACCTGCCTTCCTCTATACATACCTGCTCCTTGGATCCCTTACCGCTTACGCAATTATTCTTGATAAACTCATCGCATACCTGATCATTATACCATACAGCCGGTATTATGTCGGCATATGTATTGGCGTAGTCCTGACCGTTGGCTTTGATATCATCTTCAGCCTTGTTGTCAGCCTCCTCCTGCGTATCGCCAAAATAGACGTTGGCCGGGACCCGGTAGTCAACAGAACCGCCCACATACCCGGCAGGCGGGTTATTTCTGGTGAACGTCCGAACTATTTCTTTATTACCGTATACCATTGTGATTCACTTTGTCACAAAGATACAATTTAAAATCAAATTACAAAGGAAGAGCCTTTTTGCTTCTCAAAACCTTATACAGATAATCCCTTAACTGCTCCTCGGTAGTTATATACCCAAATTCAATCATCTTAGCTATATCAATCTCTAGCTCCATCAACTCTTTAGCCTTGACCTCCTCGCCAACAGAGTTTCTTATCATAGTCTCATGAAGACCGTAAACTATTATATTCAGAGATCTAGCTAAATCCTGTATTTTATCTTTAAACCTTGACGAGTCCACGATTTTAGATAAAGCGGAAGACATTCTCTTATAAGCATCACCGGCCTTATCCCTATAATCTATAAGCTGGTCATGAACAAATCTGATAACTTGAACCTCAAACCTCGGATTTATCCACATAGCGAACTTGATAAACAGAAATGGATGCATCCACACCTGTTTCTTAGGTCTTCCTGATTTACCTGGTTCTTTTACAGTAGATCTCTTAACTAATTGATTATCAATTTTTGGGCATTTTTGCCCAAAACTATCAACAGACAATTCCTCTAATAACGCATCAATAAATTCCTTCGTTTTAGATGATGACAAAAATACATCCATCTTCCTTTGTTCATTACCTTCTAAAGAGTTCCATTGTCTCACTAATTCATATGCTTCGAAATAACCATCACTAGTTCTTTGAAAAACGTTAAAATCACCCATTTTTCTCGTCAAAACATTAACCGTCTTCATTTTTTAGTCTAATTTTGAGATTAATAATTAAATAGTTTATGTCCGCTCCCTCGTGAGAGTCGGCGGACATACAAAAATAGCCAATTGGTGTGACAAACACAATCCAATTGGCTATTTTTAATATCCTAAAATCAGGACATTAATTACCCATTACAAATCTTATCCTCCAAAGCATAAAGAACTTTCGCTACGGTCTTATCGCCACTTACCTTCACGCAAGACTCACCAAGATCCCGGACATCTATAGCCTCCCTGATACGGGTAAGCTCGTCATATATCTCCTCTATCACGTCGGAGATCATAACGCACTCACCAGAGTCCTTATATTTTGACCACTCTGGGAGATCACCCTCGTAAGGCACGCAAGTGGACGGAGTTATATGTGAACAACTGTATTTTTTCATACTAGTAACCTGTTAATATGTTCCTTTAACGATCTTATCTCATCCGGGCATAACCCGCAATCATTATCGCATAATGACCTTTGCAGACGAATTATCTTCCCCCAATAAGATACATCGGGCTTGTCTCCGATCCTATACCTATGATACCTCATGTATCTACTCCACTGACAAGATAACCATTCATCCACGGCCTTACATAGATCCGATCTATCAAGGCTTAATATACTCTGAGCGCCCATCCAGAATCTCCTTTCTCATTTCTTGTACCTCCTCGTCAGGCGGGCATCCATATGGCAGGTTCTTGATCCACTCACGGATCTTCTTCTGCATGTTGAGATAGACGATACCCACGTCACCTATGGTACGGGTCTGTTTGTATATGCTCACCACGTCACGCTCCATGGTCTTCAACGGATCGAGCATGACCATACAACCGGCGGTGCTCCTAGAAGCGTATTCCCTATCACTAATAACGGTGGAAGAAACACGATTCATCATGCTTCTCTCAATTCTTTCCCTCTCGGCCTTTAACGCCTTTTCCTTACAAGTATTACAACCCACGACTAAATATTTTTATGTTCAACAATCCACGCAATTAGTAGCCATCTCAAGAAGCTCTCCGACACGATCAATGATCTCATGAGCCGCCTCTATATTATCCAACCTGACGTTAGCCTCCGCTACAGCCATAAGCGTCTCCATCTCCTGTATCTTATTTATAAGATCCTTATCCTTGTCCTCGCATAGGATATCAGTCTTAATCCATAGCCGATCAAGACGTCTGCGTATAAGATCCGTCTTAAGATACTTGCGACTGAAGTTGTAAGTAGAAGGGCTACCTATGATCTTGATATCATATATACCATCAGGTAGATCAAGGTACTTTACATTACAATCATCGTAATTAAAACAATTGAGGCCTAATGTTAGGCTAGTAAAGGTATTGACCTGATTCTTGCCAAGGAACAACGTAACGGGGTCGGACATGCCCGGCGTAGTGATCTCGATGATCGCCTTCCTGTCCTCCAGTAGCCCCCACTCGGACTCATCCAATACCTGCAATACCTTTGGATCACGTGTCTCTAGCACCTGAAATGACAGCCGAATATCATTCATATTAACCTTCTTATCGTACCGGCACAAGCTATCGTCATAACGGGCTTGCATATCAAGATCCGGGATATCGGTATAATATGTCTTGACCTCATGACCGTTGATAAACACCGATGTTATCTGGCAAACATGAGACCTAGCGACATCGAAAAACACCATCCTTACATTACCCTCATAATCAACGCCCGATGTCGGGTATGTCAATATCTGGGTATTATACTCACCATCGTTACGTCTAGCCACGACAGTAATAACGATAGGTTTCTCTATATCGTAATCATCCATGATAATCCTAGCGGCAAACTTATCATGAATTATCTTCGGTATGATATTTATCTGGTTCATCTTAATATCTTTTTCACAAAGATACTAATTTGAACAATATAACAAATGAAGCTATAAGATAAGAGCTGCAAGTAGATCTTCCTCACTAAGAAGAATACCTCCATTAATAGCCATAAACATGGCTAGATAAAGATAAAGAGACTTAAGATCATAGGTGAGCATCCTACTTCTAAGAGCCACAATAAACCTATTAAGATCGGTATTATCCCCAGCTACCGACATGTAACTTTTAAAAAGAAAAGTATCGTATATAGGATCAAATATAGATAAACCAGCATTATTATAAGAGATATCACACTTCTCTACCCATAATCTAATACATTTAATAATCAAATCTTTTACAACCGACTTATTCAACATACATCCGAATCTTACCAAAGCCACGATGTCACCCCACTTCTGACCATAAACATCCCTTATTACATACATAGCTCCATTTAACGGGTCTTTTACGATAGACGATAAGATGTTCTTGCATCCAATAGAATCGGATAGCTCTTGGATGTTAAACATATCATTATCATGGTTAAAAACAATAGATATATCTCCGCTTCTTATGACACTTAAGTTATCCATCATGAATCCTCCATAAAAGAGCAGACATCAAAATAATTATCAAGAGAGCAAAGGTCAGGGGCATATCCTTTCTTTCCGTTCTCTATATCAGAAACAGCCCTATCAGCAAAAGACCTTAGCTCTAATAAGCTTACACCCAAGAACTCTAACGCCAATTTCAAATACTTATATAAAGATGAGGTCTTCATCTCCTTAAACCCCTCGCGAACTAGACGATCATTGAATTTCTTAAAAAGAACCTTGTTATTTCTTCCATCAACCCTATTACCATCATTCTTAAGCCCACCATCAGACTTAACGATCTTCTTTATACTATTGACTGACTTCATATCAATAATACTGACCATAATCATGACCTTATGATCTACAGCAGCCTTTCTAGCCTTGTTAGCTCTTTCCTTAGAACTAACAGAAGGAGTATCTTCATCACCTCCAATATATCTAAATTTAGCCTTGCTTACGAAACATGATGGATATATCTTACGCATATTCCATTTGTAGTTATAATCACCAATGGATCTCATAATTGAGAGTTCATTGTCAACAACCAACGAAACCATGCTATAAGCCTTCTCAAAACACTTAAAAGAACCGACATGCTCATAAATGAACCGGTATGTCATGCCTAGCTTAAAGTCATTATCAGATATCCTGTTAAACGCAATAGCCCTATCAAAGTTGATGATAATAGCCATGATAATCTTAAGTCTAAAATAAGGAGGTATATAGATGTTGTTAGGATCAATATCCCTTGGATTAGCCGTGGTATAATCAGCACCAGCGAAAGTATCTCTACGTTTCTTGAAATTACGTGGGTATATAGGCTGACCTTTAGACAGCTTAATACAAGAGCGTCCCTCAGCTATCTGCTTCTTCTCAGCCTCAGTATATACAGGAAATTCTTTTATCATAGAAGAACATTTCCTCATGTAATTCAAATCAAACTTCATATCACCATTATCTTAAACACTTCAAATATACGAAAAAGACATGATTCTTGGAAGTAAAAACGTAGCTAATTTTACTACATATCAATGATATTATATCAATAATACGGTAAGTGTCTGAAACACAGTTGTCCATTTTGTGACATGTGTATTAAGAAGCTTCGCTCCACCTATCTAAGAAAATCCATTATAAACTATTCTTACCTTTAATAACCGCCTATTGTTAATTAATAACTTGACTAATGAATTGATGTTAGCTAACGCATTTTATTATTCAAAGTAGATAACTAAAAATCATTAACTTAAAAACCAGTAGTATGTATGTAAATAAAGATCTTAATAATACCACCCAAAATACTTTATGTTTAAATTATCTGAATATTTATCACATCTTCTTGTTCGATCTTATTCGCATAATTACTACCTATGTTAAATGTTAATGAATTTATATACTTACTTCTTTTCTGCGCTAAAGCGTAAAGTGCCAAAGGGAATCGGCAGGGTGGGTCGTGAGTCGCTCCGCTCCTGGCCGGCCATGGAAGGCAACCACCAGCCCCACGCCATGACGCCGCCACCTTGTTCATTGGCTTCCAACAAGAGTCACCTAAAAACAATGCTTGTCTATACAATTATCTCTACGGTTCCAGAAGTTAAATAAGAACTATTTAGCTTTAAGGAAAGTTGTTAGTTAAAAAGATGGTTAATTAAGTCATCTGGTCAAATAAAATCCTTATATTCGCGATACGGTCGGTTGGATGAGTTGGTTTAGTCGGTGGTCTGCAAAACCATATACCCCGGTTCGAATCCGGGACTGACCTCTATGCTATTTGCATATCCTTTAAAAACTAATCAGATAAGGGGCGGTGAGGGATCATAGCCCCTTTCTTTTTGGAGGTTCAAAATCTGACTCCCATCTAGCTATATCACTTATCCTGAAATCGTCCATCATAAAATTTCCGTTATCCATACCATCACCTCGTGTATTAATACCTAGGTTATAAGACCTAAGGGAAAGCGTATTATTGGTTTTCGTGTTAATAATAAGTATACCATTAACAAAACATCTTAATATGTCATATTCATTACTGCTTCTGACTATAGCTATATGATACCATTTGTTTGCCTCAACTCTATCAACATGCCAACCAGCTTGTTGAGCTTGAAATAAAAAATAAAAACCAGTACCTGTTAAAACTACACCAAAATAAAAAATACCATTAGGATATTCATGCTCAACCAAACAACTTGTAACAAGATTGGTTGACTTATACCAAAAGTCTATAGTAAATGGATGACCGTCATAAAACAGCTCAGGCAATAACGATTCTTTGGTGTTTATGATAGTATAAAGAAAAGGATCCGTTTTGTTATATTGGACACATTGTATTGAGCCATCGGTGATAAGATTGCCATTATTGGCTATAAAGAGATTGCCAGAGGGAGTAGGATTCCCCTCTACCTTAAAATTACCATTGAATCTCATTAAGAATCTAGTATGATCGTCAATCACCCCCCCCTAGTACATTCAATCATTCTTCGTCTCATAAAACCTTCATCTTCTTTAGCAAATATATTAAAACCAATAATATCAACAACACACTAATTGATGTGATAGCTATTGGCCATCTTGATTCTTTCTTATCATCTACGTCCTTATGTTCGATGTCTGTCTTCTTGTCAATATCCTTAACACCGGTAATAGTCTTATCAATGCCAAGGGAATCGACCGTCACCGTGCTATCCCGCCGGCCGATGACGATATGAGCGTCCGTCTGGGAGGACACGGGTCGCTCCCCAGTGGATGGATCCACCTCCTTCGTAGTATCGAATTTCCTCTCAGTTATGACAATATCAGCATTAAGATCAGATGTCCTGATCTCTACGATCTTCCGGTCCATGACCTCATCTATCATCGTCTCTATCCTGCTTATCAAACGATTATCTATAGACGTGTCGCTAACCTGCCTCCTGCTTCCACAAGAGGACAGGAATAGCGACAGACCTAAACAAAAAACAGCCTTAAGACTTATCCTTAACCTTATCATCAGCAATCTTCTTTATATCGTCAAACATCTCGTCAGGTATGTTTTTAGAGAAGCCAAACATCTTGAATACGTTTATCCTCTTGAATACAGCCTTGAACACCTTAACCAGATAAGCGTCAGCGAAAGCATCCCCTATCGTATTCAGGAAAAGCATCACATATCCAACAAGGGCTATATACACCCCATATTTGGTAACGGTAAGTATCATGCTAGCCTCCTCCTCGATCGGGTATAACGTCTTATATATAACACATAATGTCATTACTATAAAACAAGACAAAGCGAACTCCTTAAGAATATCAGTGAACCTGACCTCCCTAAGCCATCTCTTGAAACTAAACCTCCTCCTACGGCTTCTACGGAGCTTCCAGCCCCTTACGCTTTGCGCTAACCTAGCCAAAAAATTCGCTATTAATACTATAAGTAATACGGTCAATAAATGATGCACTGGCTGGAAGTAAGCCCAGCAAGAGGCACCATACGCAAGCGCTATATTCCATAAAGCCCCCACTCGCTCTATCATGTCTTTGTCTTTCATTTTATACCCTATACGCAAAGTTAACCACTATACCGTTAAGTACCTAAAACACCACGGCGTGTATACCGTTCCTCGTATCAAGGCTGTCAAAATGTAACCAACCCACCTTCCCTTCAAGCCGGAAAGGATATGGTAACATATCTTGATGATCCAAGATCAAGCCTCTAGCCTGTTCCGCCGTCATTGACTTGACATCGAAATCCCCAGCCTTACCCAACACATGAGCGGATAGATAAACATCTTTCTTATCCTTGACTATCTGGCAGATGTTGCATCTAAGACCACGTTGGGAAAACTGCCCCTGCTTGTCCCAATTATTACAATACATAGGCTGTTTAATTATATCCCTCCGTAATATAAGAAGATTATGGAGAAACGCTGTATCAAGAAACTGCCACGATCTGTCCTTCCACTTATTGTATGTATGAGGACACACCAATTCAACTATATCAAAATAAGAACCTAATTCTTTTATAATATCATTTCTATTCATATCATCCATTTGGTAATTATATACAAGTTTACACTTGTATAATTAGTTAATAAATTTCTTAACCGGGTTATACCCAAACCCTGTATGGAGTGGCATTACTGCATCCCCCTTTACTTTTCTCATGATATTATAACTTCCGTTGATATCAGCGTTAATAAGAATACCATCTCTTGTCCTAAAAAGACCTCTTCTTACCCTTCTTCCAACATAAGTATCATGATGGCATACTGACTCTAAATCGAAAGAACTGCATTTTGACGTGTGAGATTCATTTACTTCAACAAATCTTAGCCCTTGTCTTTCCGATTTATACCTTAACATTGATATAAACATCTCAAATGGAATTGAAACAAAATTCTGATTGTTTCTTTTGCCAAGGTTCACATTTTGCTTCCATCCATCATTATGACCTACTATCAATGTTGTTATATCCTCATTCAAGCAAGTATTTATTATCTCCTTACTTGCCTTATGAAGATAATCTTTCACCTTGTTGTTTCTCCTTCTTGTTAAGGACATCAACCGTCTCGAATTTTCTTTACCATTTACTTTCTTTAATTGTTTTTGAATATCTGACCTTTTTTTATTATAATACTGATTAATAGATTTAAGTCTCCTTCCATCTATCAAAATAGACTTATTGCTTACGTTAGTTACGATAGAAGCAAGATTATTTACACCTAGATCAATAGACATGACCCTATTGTTATCATCAAGTTGATCTTTTATAACTGACTCATATACAACTTCTATAACATAACAATCTGATTTAGGGACGAATCTAACCTGCTTTACAGTTCCCTCCTTACAATTAGTTCTTAAAGGAGATAATCCCTCCTTCTTAGGGAAATAGATAAAATCTCCTCTATGTCTAAACTGTACGTAAGAATAAGAAAATACGTTCCTGCCTTTTGTTTTATGCTTATATTTTGGGAATTTAGGGCATCCGGTAAATTTCTTATTATCACGCTTCCATGCCTTGATAGCCGAGAAATAAGATTTTAGATTCTTATCTAAAGCCATAAGAACCTGCTGAGAGGATGATCCACTCATTGCCCTATAATCTATGTTATTCTCTGCTACCATCTTCTTGTTAAGATCTACAGATCTTATCCATTTACCTGTACTAAGAAACTCTTGCTTTATTATATACAAAGCCGCATTATACAGATTCTTGGATAAGAAACATATTCGATCTAAATCCTTATATCTCTTATCATTAATAGTAATTATATGTTGCTCCACCAAATACATAGCGCAAATATAAATAGAATATTTACAAATTCTTATTTATATGCTATTTTAGTGTAAAATTATATATAATCACCGTCCATTTTTAAAATAATGTAAAATAATAATACCACGATAACCTGATCCTCCTCGACCGCTCGTAGCCCCACTATTAGAAGCTTTAGAGGCTCCTCCTCCACCACCTCCATAATAAGTGGCATTACCTCCATTTTTGCCATTAATAGTAACACCCTCAATATCCTCGACTCCAGCTCCATCACCTCCCCCGTGATTTCCGCCTTTCCCTCCGGATAAAAAGCCCATATTCCATCCTCTTGTATAAGCCCCCGATCCACCACCAGCGCCCATAGGATAAGGATATCGGTCAGGATATTTGTTGTTAAAAACATATGATCCATCTTGCCCTGGATTTCCCGGGGAAGGATCATGGCCATCCCCTTCAACTCCATATCCGCCTCTTCCACCTTTACCGGCAATAGCCTGATATATACCGAATACACTATCCTGACCTATATCTCCGACAACCACCCTATATGTAACACCTGGATTTACGGATATAGTCCCAGTCAGTACACCACCTCCGTTACCGCCACTCCCGGCATTATATATATTGGAAGATTCTCCATTAAGACCTCCGGCGACCAACGCGAACTCAACCTCATAGACCCCATCAGGAACCGCCCAATATCCATTATCCTGAGGAGATAGTTCCTCGAATACCTCTATTATCTTCCTTTTGGGTAACATTCTTCTTCTCATCATAAGGCAAATAGGATTTTACCCCCCCCCAATTTAATTTTAAAATATTGATATTCATAATATTATTCTGGTTTAATCGTCCATCTCTGGGCGTAGTTATTTTTTAACACATATATCTTCTCCATAGGTGTAGCGGGAGACCCGTTGGACGAGCCTTTCACGAATCCCTCTGGGGCCTGCTCCGTGCCGGAAGGACGCTGGTTTTTGGTTGGATGAATAGCATCATACATGCTTACCGAAAGACTATAGAACTGGTTCCTCTTCCCATCCTTAGCCACGGATGTCATAGTAATCTGATCCCATCCTACAACAAGGTCGTAGAAAGAGTTCACGAAATCATCTGATCTTTTTTGGCTACGAGTGGATGCATTCACGTTAAACCATGTAATAGCCCTCATCTCATAAATATAATCCGGAAGCTTATCCATTCTAAGACTATTGCTATTAGCTGCAATGAAACCAGTAAGATGTTCCAATCCCCTTCCAGACATATTATCATCATTCCAACCCGTCCTCCTTTCTCCACTCATCCAGTCACTTAAAAAATAAAAATCAGTAATATTAGGATTTATCTTATCTACCTCGAAAAAAGGAAGGGTATTTATATCAAAATAATTCCACATATCACTGGGGGCAGGAGTTATATTTAACGTCTTAAGTTTAGGAAGGTCATTAAACTCCTTTATATACCTATCCAAATAACATGAAGACAAGTCAAGGGTTTCAAGATTTTTCATATTCTTTATATTCCTTATCCCGCTAGATTCTATATCCCTAAGATCAAGCATATTAAACATATTTAAATAATATACCTCTGTCTTGCTGATTATAGCCTCAGGAATTACGGTCATTCTTTGCCCCATATTTGAAAGACCGATATAAATTAACTTTTTGGATCTTGACAACCTGTCTACAGGTATACCGTCATTAACATACAGCGTATGGGATACGACCAAAAACTCAAGTCCTGGCATATCCACAATCGGGAAAGATGTCATCTTGCAAACTTGGATATTGGCATAATAAATATCACAAGTAAAATCTATCGACACAGCCCGTTGTACGTCCCTCCTCCCATCAGCGTAAGCATGATTATCCACAGGTACGTATTGCGATCCATCCTCCTTCCTGAACCACCACGTAGTATTGGGATTTTTCCTGTGTTGTATTGCCAAAGAACGGAATATAATACGATAATTATCCTCCCCTTGAACCTTGGTCATAGGAAACTGCTCCTTTATTCCATCCCCCCAATCCACATTAGCCATACCGGGCTTTCTGGATCTAAACTCAACAAACGTATTATAAGAATTATCAACGACAGGATCAGGTACATAATTATAATCATCGGTATAATAATTTCTAAGTGCCCTATCCCATGTAGTGAACCACACGAACTTATTTGATGAAGCCTCATATTTATATAATGTCTTAGCCATTACCTATCTTGTTAAAATATTCTACAATAACATTCCTGTCCAATCCCATAGAATCACATAAATACTCTCCTTCTGGTTGATCCCCAAACGATAATACCTTATCCGTATCATGAGCTAAAACATCTCCATTGCCTACAAAGGTACACCCATCGTCAAATACAATAAGCTTATATGGCTTATACGACCTCGTGTCAATATCAGAAGATCGTATTGACCTTAACACCGAAGCCTCTGGTGCCATACTAAACCTCCATCCATAATTATTCATAAGCACATAAACCATCTCCATAGGAGTCGACGGAGAGCCATTAGACTGACCCTTTATAAAACCAGAGGGAGCCTGTAATACGCCACTAGGTCTTTTATCATCAGGCTTGGAAGCTAAATACATACTTAGATACAATCCATAAAACTGATTTCTTTTGCCATCGGAAGCAGAGGAAGACATAGTGAGATAATCAAACCCCATCACCTTCTCATATAATGTTGATATAAACGTATCACATCGACTTTGGGTTGACAAGCTGCTATGCATATAAAAGCTATTCATAGACCTCATCTCATATATATAATCCGGGAGATTACTTACATCTATACTACTATAACCGTATGAAGCGTCGACACGCTCAATGTTTCCCAATCCCTTACCGCTCATATACGGATGCCAACTCACGACAGATCCATACCATCTATTTATATGATCGAAAATCTTTAAGCTAGGATTTATCTTATCCACCTCATCCATAGCCGGGCATGTATTAGGGTCAAACGATGGCATAGCCACTCCCGGGGATATATATAATTCTCTTAACTTGCTAAAAGACAGCCATTCCCTTGGATATACCCTAACCCTGCAACCTGCCAAAGCTAATATTACAAGATTAGGCCACATAGAGGGGAATTTCCTTATATTAGAAGACTCCGTATCATTAAAATCAGCCGTTCGATTTAAATTAATGCCTTTTAACTTAGTCAACCTATCCCAATCGTCTGGTATGGATGTCAATGTCCCTACACCCAATTCGTTAAGTATTATATACTCTATATTTACCGATCTACGTATCCTGTCTTTAGGGATATCGGTTATATTCCCATCGCCGGTAATGGATAAGGTTAAGTTGATAATACTTGGGGCGTCTAATATCGGGAATCCTACCATCATTATCCTCGCTGTTTGAACGTATGTAATATCATTCGTAAAAGTCATGGTAATAACCCGATCTTTATCTAGTCCATCAGCGTAAGCATGATTGGGGGCGGGAATATACTCACTCCCATCTTCCTTATAAAACCACCATGGATGGCTATCCGGATTCTTACGATAACTTATATCCCTTCTCCTAAACATCAACCTATATCGCCCGTATATGGATTCGCTCCTGTCCTTCACGAAAGGAAATTGATCTTTATTCCCATCACCCCAATCGACCTCGCACATGCCGGGGGTCTTGGAATAAAACTGTATACTCTCATTATAATTATTAACATCCAATATAGGATCAGGCACATCATCGGTAGTATCATTCCTGTCAACGCCCCTAAAAGCGTATTTACCCTTAGTAAAAAAGGTTATAGACCCTTTATTCGTATCCTTACATATCAGCCTCATACCTCTCCCTCCTCTATTCTCCTGAAATACTCGACAACCGGTGAACTATCCAATCCCAGATCGTTACAGATATCTATAGCCTCGTATTTGTCAGCGAAATTATACTTACTCATATTATCATCCAATACATCTCCGCTGAACACGGATACATGGCCGTCCTTTACGCCAAGGACGAACGGGGTAATCCTAGCCTTCCCAGCCCGCCTTGCCCTCGTAAGGGCGGCCTTGGAGGCTGGCGCCGGGGCCAAGACCCATGTCTGCCCGTAGTTGTTGGTAAGTACATACACCTTCTCCATAGGCGTCGTAGGATTACCGTTGCTAACACCCTTAACAAACCCCTCAGGGGCTTGATAAACGCCAGATGGTCTCTTATTAGTAGGAGCTGCGGCAGTATATAAATCTAAGGTAAGTTTATAAAACTGATTCCTGTTGCCGTCAGAAGCCGTCTGTGACATCGTTATATAACTCCACGACATTATCTTATCATAAAACGTGTTAACGAACATATCAGCCCTCTCCTGCGTATTTATAAATTTACCATAATCACGCAAAGTCCATATCCTAAATTCCCTTACCTCATACAACCAATCTGGAAGATCATCTACCGGCACCACACTTGAATAACAATACGTATTATGGATCTTATTTAATTTCCCTCCTACCAGATCTTGTTCCCATGAGCTACCACCACCCATAAAGGTAACGCCTGTCTTATCATCCCCTACCTTATCCACCTCATCAAATACAGGTATATTATTCCTATCGCTTATAATGCTTATATCTTTTGCCGGAATAGAATTAAAAGCCGGATCATAAGAAGGAATATTACACCAGTTGAAGTTAAAAATAGTAAGATTCTTCCATTCAGAGAATCTTCTCCAATTCGAATCAGGATTATCAGCGAAATTAAAAATACTGTTACATCCGAAATACCTCAGATTTTTCATATTTAAAAAACCTTCCGGCCAATTGTCCCAAACACCAGGATGAGAAAAAGACCCCATCTGTATATTACGAAGATTAACGCTCTTACTTATCCTGTCATATGGGATATCGCCATTTTTAAGAACGGATCTGACCATAGCCAAATAAGTTATATCAGGTAGATTAACTACAGGAAACTCATGGAGGACAATACCATCCATATTGAACTCCCCATTGATTACGTTAGAGAACCTCATCGTAACCTTCCTACGCCTGATATCGCTATACCTATGTGGAGGAACCGGTATGTACTGAGATCCATCCTCCTTCCTATACCACCATGTAGTATCGTCAGGATTCTTTTTGTACTCAATATCTAAAGACCTGAATACTATCCTATAACTACCGTCAGATATCTTGACCAAAGGGTATTGATCCTTTGTCCCATCACCCCAATCGACGTCCACGAATCCTGGATTGTTTGCCGAGAACCTGAGATTACGATTAAAATTACCTAAATCTACTATCGGATCAGGCACATAATCAGCATTCCTTCCATTATAACAAGGGAACCTGTCCTCATTAACGTAAAACGTCACCGAGGACAAGACCGTATCATATCCTACCAAAAATCCCATATCAACTAATTGAGGTTATACCATAAGACACCCATTCCTTGTATCCGTTAACCATCTCATATACCTTGTTGATGGTCTTACATACGACAGCGAACCCAATATCCACGTTAGGGAACTTCTCGTTAAGCTCATCTATTGTAAGCTCCTTAGTTATACTCTCATCCCACTTACGCATCTCCTTTACCTCCATAAGGATCGGTTTACCGGTTATGCCTACACTCATGACCCACTCACCCTCACGATTGGCATCCGCCAGATCTGGGAAGATAGTAACGCCAAACAACTCCGTGAGCACGAACTCATCACCGTTCCGGGTAAACGACACCGCCGCTCCGGGGGTCAAGACTACCTCGTTAACCGCCAGCATACTCACCAGCTTCTTGGCTCCCCCTGATACGGTCCCATTCAACACGACAGTCACGTTACCCGTAGCACTATTAACGAACTTGATATCATTCTTCTCGCTATTTATAGCTTGTAAACGTGATCCAGATACGATATTAACAATCTCATAGTTCTTGTCGTAAGTGCTCTGTAGCGTCACATTACCGTATTTAGTATCGATAAGGGTAATCCACTTAGCCTTACCACCTACTATCTCAACAAGCTTATAAAACACGTCATTGCCGTCAGCGTCAACCCATCTAGCTATAGCACCCGGGGCGAAATTAGTCACCTCCCGATCTTGAGTATAACTTATAGTGCTTTCCGTAGGCTTGTTAGCCAAAGTAACGTAAAGACATTGCTCTACATCGGCCTCCATCTTAACTATCCCAGCACCATCGTAATAATAATCAGGTACGTTTTTCTCTCGTATCAACAGGATGGTACCTTCCTTAAGCTTATCGGCATTAGTTGGATCATCCACGAAAGACTTCATCTGGATATAAGTATCGAAGATAATAGACGTACTCTTATCCTCTATCTTCTGATTGATATCATTGACAATATTATTAATCTCGTCTTTCGTATAATAAGGGGATAAATCAACCTTCGGACCTTCCTGCTCTAAAGCCTGAGTTCCATCCCACCAATAATCAGGTACCTCCTGCTCCCTGATCCAGAAGCTGTCCCCCACACGGAGCTTAGCCGTGTTCTCCGGAACCGCCAGCCACTCATTCATGGCATCGACCGTATCAAAGATATACGCCGCGTTCTTGCCCTCAGCTATACGTCTTACGACAGCCAACTCGCTCTCGACATCGCTAAGTCTTTCCTTTATATTATTGATCTCCCGCTCCAGCTTATCATAATTATCCTCCTGATCTATAGCATCGCCTATAGACATATAGACCTCATTGGTGAGCTTATTATAAGTAATACGGGCTACTTTCTGATAAGAAGTCTTATATGTACTCGCCCCCTTACTGGTATTGCAGATAAAATCATATGTATTTTGATATACGACAGATCCACCGGTATTGATGAAATTATATCCATCTTGGCTCATCGTACCTCCCTTGTATCCAACAAGTTCAAAAGAACATTTACCCGTACCTTTAGATCCAAACCATGTAGCGTAGGCCATGAAATACGTCTCTTCAGGTAGGATATCATAATATTTAGCCCTTAAATCCTTCACCGACATCCAAACACATTCCTTACCAGAACCGGTATTATCACCACCCCATTTAAGAACTTCTCTAACAGAGCTATCTCCATTTCCGGGGCCAGACCAACCTACAGCAAGATTATCTATGGTGGGAACATTAGAATTAAGGGCTTCCGTCATCGTGTCCAAGTCCCTTCCGGAACTTGATTCCCATAAATATCTGAACGTCACAAAATCAACATCCCCGATCTTAATGCCTCCAGTATTACTAGGATATGTCTTTGTGACTAACTCATAATACCATTTACCATCACGGAAAGTAGCCCTTATCCTCTCTACTTGCTTGGGGGATATAGAGACATATGATCCGCCAACGGAAACGTTATCGCCATCAACCGCACGGGAAGTCCCATCCTTTGGGTCCTCAGGATCTACGGGGGTGTAGATCGTAGCCTGTTTATCTCCGGTATTGATAATAACTATATAATAGCTATCCCCGTCAAGACCCTCATCATGAGCCATGGTGACAAAACCTTGCTCGCTATCCGGTCTCCATTCAACGACAACCATATGCTTATCCATAGGTATACCGGAAACGCTGTTAACGTAATTGGTTGACGACATGAAAACAGCATGGTCATCATAAGCCTCATCCACACGTTGATGCTTAGTAGCCAATCCGTCAAGACGTGATATCTCAATGGGGTCAGTTACCTCGACCCCATTATAATCATACCACTTATATCCGATCATCGTATTCTCACGACGATATTTCCTTTTCCTTATGACCTCACCGCCGGCTAGGGCGTCAATCATATAATAATCATTACATACCTTAACCATAGCCTTGATATTAACAGGTTTGACATAAACAAGCCACGATAGTAGCGCCATCGGGGATGGAGGTCAGCGTAGTCCCTACCGGGTAGGTCGGGGAGGATGACTCCATCACCATCAACGACATCCGCTCTACGACCATATCGTTATCCACCAACCTGCTTCCCTCTACATAGAACCGGCCATCGGCCACCTCATAGCACTCGCGCACCGGGACCATATGTCTTTGGCTCTTATCCGCGTAATCACAGATCGTGACCTTAGCCCCCTCTGGAATAGAGTTAAGCTCATCTCCAGCATGATAATCAGGATGATCAGAGTACACGACATACAATATGGACTTAATATCCTGTAACGCCGGATTGATCGTCCTGAATCCCTTTAAATGAATTTTATGACCACCAACCTCATAGCAGTCATCTACCTCCATGATATTAAGGTCACAGCTGATAACCGTCCAGCCGTTAATAACCGTCTGCGTAGGGGTAGTATTGATAGGATGATCGGGGTCGGTAGACTCAACGATCTTATAGTCGAAAGTCTTTACATCCAGATTTCCGTTCAACGACTCCTGTCTCCTGATCTTCACCGTACCCTTTCCGGTATCATAACAAGTCTCCGTGGTATCGATAAGTCGATCCATATAATCCGGCTCCTCGCATTCGATACGAGTGAAATTAGATGGCAAAGAGGTATATTGAGTACCAACATGGATATCATTATCTGTAGAACTCAATACATGATGATTATACGACCTAACATGATTTAAAGGGTTGATAACGTAAGTGGATTTAATCCTTACCGATCCTCCCGGTGTCGAGTAACATTCTACCGCATTTCTGGTAATACGATCATCCAACCTTTCTAGACCACACCTTTCACGGATAAAATCCGCAGGAATATTATTTATCCTACTCCCTAGCCTATACCCATTATCAGACGAGTCCACAATCTCCCAGAACTGGTTTCTTTTCCCAAGATCACCGTCATAAGACACCACATGTCTCATGCGTACGCTTCCGGCTGATGTCTTGTAACACTCCTCGATATCAATAGGCATCCTATCTTCCATATCCGTGAAATCACAAGACACCAAAGAGAATCCGTCCGGGAGGGTAGCCAGTTCGGCCCCCGGAACGAAGCCGGAGTCATCCGATTCAAGCACCTCGAAGCGGACGTATCTTGCCTTTATCTTGGAGTCATAAGAAACCAACCTACGAAGCTTGACATTGCCATTGCCTCCGTCATAACACTCGACATAAGACCTGATGTCACGCTCCTCCATATCGTCGAAATCACAGACAGTCCTTACCCACGTATCTGGCAAGGAACTGAAGCTGGCGCCCTCAGGTTGTGACGGGTCGGTAGTCTCCAGGACTTTATAGTTCTTATCCCTAACTCCTATATTCCCGTCCCATGACGTGAGAACCTCCAGCTTCACCTTACCGGTCGGTGTCTTATAACATTCTACAGTTACCTCAATATCCCGGTCCTCCATATCCGTGAAGTCACAAACGACCTCAACCCAGTCATCGCTTATGCTGGTGATAAACTCACCTACCGGATTCTCAGGATCGGTACTTTGCTTGACGCGATACCATTCCTTTCTGGTACCCATCTCGTAATCAAATATCTTATATCCCTCTATCTGCACCCTTCCGGTTCCGGTATCAAAGCATTTAAGCACCGGTATTATCTCCCTTTGGGTCATATCCGGGAAATCACATACTATACGACTCCATGTATCGGGTATCTTATCATACTCCGTACCGATAGGATTGCTATCGTCAGTCGTATTCACCACCTCATAATGGGATACCTCCGGGTTCAGGCGTGGGTCTACCGACTCAACGCCCTCGATCTGAACCTTGCCCCCTTCCGTGGCGTAACATTTACTTACGAATATCAACTCCCGATCGGTCATCTCCGCTATGCTACAATCTATAGCTACCCACTCGGCAGGGATCTTATCCAATTCCGTGCCAATGGGAGTATCGATATCCGATGAGTTGATGATAAATATCTTCTCGGCCAGTATCTCCCCCTTATTATTCATATAGGTATGGATACGAGCTTCTACCTGACCACCCGGCGTGCGATAGCATTGGTTGACGATCGACACACGGGCGTCCTTGATGTTAATGAACTGATAGTCCTTTTTAGGGATCTCGCTTACAAGTCTCTTTACTCCTTTATCATCGAAGTACACGTAACACCCGTCATTCCTCATCATGACCGGATACGTCTTTCCGTCTATGACAACACCTGAGAAGTCATCTGGCGGAACGGAGAAACCCATGCTACCGAAGATGGAAGCAAGTCTCTTTAAATACTCATTTATCGCAGACATAATATCATATTTTAATTCTACTGCCTCAAAGATAACAAAAAAGGGAAGAGAAATGAATCTCTCCCCTTTAGGAAATATATGAACGCAAAAAAGGTCGTTCTTATTTGGGTTCGGTCACGATAGCCGGTCCAAGACCAGCGGCAGCTCCGATCATATTGATCATCTCCTGAACACCCTCATGAGCGCCATAGCGTACACGTAAGATCAAGTTAACCGGATCATCGGCGATAACCTTTCCGAATCCTTGAGCGTATCTATGAGGATTAATCGTGATCTGGAAGTCCACATATTGGGCTGTTTGTTCAACACGGCTGTATTCGTTCATGAATGTCCGTCCCATGAAGTCCTGATGTTTCGGGAAGCCGTTGAAATGAGCGTAACCCTTCAACTCATCATCCATCATATTGCCGCCAACATGAGTACGCGGGGCTTTGCTGGACAATCTCTCGAAGTGAAGCTGATCCCACCAAATAGGGGATCCCTCATCAAGAGAATCAGGATAACCACCGCTAGCGCCAACGATCTCAACGCTATCCTCTACATAGGTCATTTTATCCATCAAGCACTCTGACGGAGATAATAACATTTCCTTGCCACGGAAACGGATACCGCACTTGCAATTAGTGCCAAGTTCCTGAGCCGATTCCAGTTTCTTCCACATACGGTTGCGGTAGGACGCCGGAGCCTTGCTGGTGAAGAATCCCTCGAACACCTTGTCGCACTCATCACACAACATGTTAGTATATACCGTTGTCTGGAAGCTATGCTGGCAAGCCGCAGGAGTACCGTAGTCAGTGATCTCCAGTTCCGGGAAAGCCTGTTTGATTTCCTCCAAAGCACTGTTTCCGCACTCATCATCCGGGATCGTGATATAATACTTCTCGGTGGATACCTTGCAAGAACCACAAGCTGACCATGAAGCGGTACGAACCGTAGGATTCTCGCACATATCGGATGTCTTAGCCACATAGTAGATAATAGCCGTAGGATTAGCCTCCACGAAAGTAGAGATCTCCTCATCCGTCAATTTCTTGGAAGTAGCGGCAATATACAAACCTGATCCCTTGATCTGGCTCATCTTATTAACCGTATCAGCTACCACATTAGGTAAAGACTCTACCGTAGTAGACATATCAACGCCGTCATCCTCCAATGAAATGGAATACAGGTATCCGCCCTTAACCTCAGTATAGCTAGGCGGGCATTCCTCGCATCCTTTCATGATAGAGATCAGACGTTGAGTATAGTCATTAGGCTTAGTCCCTTTCTTCATCACCTTATAACGTGACATGCTGCCGTTGATGCTCTCACGAACGATCTTCAATCCCGGGTACTGGGCACGAACCTCAGCCAAGGCAAGGTCATCACCAGTATCGCAAACCTCCATACAATAGAAGTTCACGTCCTCCGTCTCAGGCTCCGTAGCCTCGTTAGTACATCTTGTAACCGGAGTGATATCAATATAATCAGATACCTTACCACCACCAGCGATAGGCTGGTTCTTCATCCTCTCGATACATTTCAGGACGGCTGGCAACAAATCAACCTCCTCGCAAGGATCGCACTCCTCGCATTGATTTGGAGTATTATCACAATCATCCAAAAGGATAGCGTCATTGATCTCAATACGACCTCCCTCATAACCAAGAAGTTCGAAAGCCCTGCCGGCGAGAACCAAGCGGATAGCGATACGGTCGCCCTTGGATACGGAGAAAGCCGTGTCATCAGACACACCGTTGTATCCTAAGATAACATCATCGACATAAGCATGATCTTTCTTCGGCCAAGAAGCGTAAATCTCGGTGATCTCATTCAACGAGAACAAAGGCGTGGAAAAATCCTTATCATATATAGAGCGGGAAGCCGCTTGTTCATTACGACCGATACGGATCTCATAACGCTTGTCGTTACGAGGCTTACCGGTAAAATCAGTCACGGCCTTACAACCGTTCTCGGAAGTATCTTTAGTATCGTAAATACCGATCTGTCCTTCCTTCAAGAAGATGGAATCAACATCCACCATCTTAGCGTGTGGGGATACGAAAAGTACCCGGTCTTGCGGTCTGTGCAACATATAATCAATATTTTAGTTCAAAAAATCATTTACCTACGCAAACATAACAATAAACAACATCAAGGCAATAAAACATGGTCGGGAATATATGGAGACGCTATGATATTACGTTTTTTGTAAACATGTTATACTGAAAAATGATACAAGAATGCGTATACCCATAAAAATAGGACAAGATTATTTATAGTAAGTATCTTATAATCAAATACTTTCTGGAGTCGGATATTTCTCCGAATCCAGAAAAATAATATCTAATTATACGGTA